TTAAGATGAATAAATGTTGATTGCAATTTCTTCATCTCGTTCTTCCATTTCTTTTAATACGTGTGCGTAGTGGTCGAGTGTTGTTTGAATATCTGAATGTCCTAAACGTTTTGAAACTGAATGAATATTAGCACCTTTATAAATCAAAACACTTGCATGAGTATGACGTAAACCGTGAATAGAGATATGTTCGATCTCTAATGCATCCAGTGTTTTTCGTAATAATTTATTAGCACCTTCATTAGTTACTGTTTTAATGACTGATTGTCTATAGAAAACCAAATCATTTTCATTATTAGGTAAAGCTAAAATTAGTTTTTTAAATTCATTCATAACTTTCTTATCGATAGAAATCTTTCGTTCAGATTGTTCATTCTTTAATGGGCCGAATCCTGTACCTCTTTTATAATCCCATGCCCTGTATACTTTTAGTTCATTCTTTTTAAAATCAAAGCTATCTGTTGTTAGTCCAGTTAACTCCCCAAACCGTAGTCCTGATACAAGACCTAATAAAATTAAATGATAAGTACTTGTGGAGGGCGATAACCGATTAAATAATTCATCGTACAATTTAACACTATCTTGATAATTCAAGTGCTTATCTTCACTCTTTTTAGCGTTATTTGTAGCGTTTAATTCCACCTTGCGAGTGAAGTCTATTGTTATATATCCTTCCTCAATTGCATCCCTTACACACGCTCTTATGTGTGTATTAAGCTTTCTAACAGTCTCCTTTGATTTACCTTTACCATATTCATTTAAAAACATTTGGTAATCTGCCCGAGATATTTTTTGAATAGGTTTATCTTTGAAATATTCCTTAACACGTTCAACAGAATTTGAATAACGGTTATAGGTATTAATGTGTTTGTTGGATTTATACAACTCAACCCATTCATTAAAGTATTCAGCAAATGATTTTTCTTTTACAATTACTTGATTGCCCTTTTTTAATAACAATTCTATTTCCGCAGCAGCTATTTGTGCTTCTTTTTTAGTTGCAAAACCACCTTTTGAAATAGGTTTTCTTTTGCCATCCACATATTGATTTATCATATATTGCCAGGCACTGCCGCGCTTCGTAAAACTCGCCACGTTAATTTCTCCTTTCGATAACTAAACTTCATAGTATCTCAAATTTTACTATCACCACCTTTAATGGGAATGTGTGTTCTTTTTTAGGGTAAAATTTTTTATGTATAAATAAAGTTAAGATTTATATGTTGTCGTTTCGATCCAATCAAACATTTCGATTACTCCTAATGGTTCAAAGCATATTGTAAAATTATCTATTGGTACATATAATCCATATTTGCTTTTATACCAATCAAGGGCATCGTCTAAAAAATCCTCCGTCACATTAAGAAAATCTGCTAATTCATATCGATTAGCTATATGTAGTTTATGGGCTTGTACGAGTTTAGTGAGCGGCACGAGCTTTTCGTATGCCCATGCACGCGCTCTCAACTCTTGTTTACGATTCTCAATACTGGTTAGATCGAATATATCACCTGCTGTTGTGTAGTGATGTCCAATCTCCTCAGCTAGTATGCAGTACTTTTCAAGAATAGAAGGTAACCATTTATTTATCCATATAACATTGTCACCGTAAAGACCTTTGTTCTCCATGCGTTCTTTTTCGTATACTTCAATTTCTAAGGTGTCGCATTCCATCAATAGAGCATCGTATAAGTGCATATGTTAGTCCCCTTTATTTTTGCGTGCCTCTCGTCTCATAGCTACAAAGCGTTTAAATTCTTCTATTTCTTCTAATTCTTCTTCAGTCCATTCTTCTCCATCGTGGTGAGCAGCGAAAGTATGAACAGCATTATCTTCGGGAAGACTCTTTTGATCTGTACGACCAAGTATATAGTCTACAGACACATTAAAGAAATCAGCTACTTTTTGTATTTTATCTAAACTAGGTGCAATTCTTTTCCATTGATAGATTGTATTATTCGGAATCTCTAGTTTTTCTTCTAAGCGTTTGACGGTAATTCCTCTACTTTTACAAAGTTCTTTCACACGATCTAACGTTGTCATATCAATGATTCCTTTCGTATGTGCACAAAACTAAAAAATATATTAGTTTATATCGTTGACAACTAAAACATAATTTAGTGAAGTGAACATAAGCTAATTTATTGGCTAAAAAAGAGTGTAAAAAATATGACCTACTAAAACACATTTTGACGTTGGGGAACGGATTAAATGTTATGTTTACAGGCTTTTTAAAGTCTTATTTAGCTATGTCTATATACTAATGAATATATTAGTTATTGTCAACGGAATTAGCAAATAATTTAGCTTAAAAATTTTCCAATTCAGTAAAGAGCTGTGATACCGAGCCAATGACGGTATAGTATTCGGACTTATAGCTGATATGACGGTAGCGACGTTAATCTAATTTGAAGGTGGTAATGAGCTTTCTTGTACTAGCTAGTTGTGAGGGCTTGAAGGGAGGTTGAGGGATGAATTTCCAAACAAAAAAGGGTGCAAAAATTGCATTCAGTATTTTTGCAACCCTTTCTGTAATTAGTACAGCGTTTTTATTTGTGGAGGGGTTGAACGCTGTCACGTTAATACTTTGGGTGAATTGTATCGTTTTCTTGGTTAACACAGGAACATGCATGGGTTACCTTGAACGAATTGAAGAACTTGAAATGAAGAATAGATTTTAAGATTTTCTTACTAGGTCACCAATTTGAATTTTAGAGTTTCCTGTTAAACCACCAGATATTTCTTTGCTATCAACATTTAAACGTTGACGCACCTGTAATGAGGCGAATGAAACGGTAGACATGAGATTTTCTTTATTTTCACAGATGCACATTTTATCAAATACATCTTTGACAATTAAGTAAGACTTGATAAAGTCTAGCGCACCTAATGATTCACCTGTATCTGGGTCAATAATTTCTTCGCCAGGAACAAATATTTCTAATGTTTGCCCCTTGCTAATGCCTTTATTTTTACCAACATTAACAACAATTTGATATTCATTAATAATTTTTATGACTTTGTACGTGTTATTCATTATTTTTCACTCCTGAAATTTTATTCTTTTGTCTGAAAAGCAAATGATGTAGACCTTTGAAAACATTTTTTTCACTGTCATTTAAGTTTATCATAGCCAAGATTATCATGTGATTGAGATTGGCAAACATTGCTTCGTACTCATCAAGAATTTCATTTTTCTTATCAAATTCTTTTGAGAGTGCATGGTGCTTATCAGATATGTCTTTCACAGTTTTATAAAACGTTTGGTAACGTATGTAAAAGTCGATAAAAAAACCTATTATGCAAAATATAAAACCTATCAACAACCAACAGATAAGCCATGCGAATTGGAACTTATAATACGTCAAAACGGCAAAAATTAAGGCTTCAATGGTTAAAAGTAAAGGAAACCAGAATGTGATATTAAATTTGGGTGTTACCAATAAATTCACCTACCTTTCTATCCAAATTGTAACAGAAAGGTAATCGGAAGGAGGAAATTAATTGAATTTAGTAGTTATCCAAAATAGACAAGCAGTAACTACATCATTGCAGGTTGCTGAGTCATTTGAAAAAGAAGTAAAGCATGTTAACGAAGTAATAAGAAAACTCACGGTCGAAAATTCGGCAGTGAAAAAATTCTTTAAAGAAAGTACCTATAGGAACGATCGTGGTCGTGAATATCCAATGTACTACATGAACCGTGACGGCTTCACCTTACTGGCAATGGGTTTCAATGGAAAGAAAGCACTTGAATTCAAACTTAGATACATCGAAGCCTTTAACCAAATGGAACAAACCTTATTAGAACAACCACAACCGGGTTATCATTTGCCTTCCACATTCAAAGAGGCTCTCTACATGCTCGCTGAGTCTGTGGATGAAAACGACAAGTTGAAACAGCAAATCGAAAATGACAAAGAAAAGGTCATTCTAGCAAATGCAATTACAACAAGTGATGAAGGTTTACTTGTGGAAGCTGCTGCAAAATATATGCGCCAAAACGGTGTAAATATCGGACGTGACAGACTATTCAAATGGTTACGCGGACAAGGATACTTAGTTAGTCGTCAAGGTCGCGAGTACAACATGCCAACTCAGAAATCACTCAATCAAGGACTTATAAAAATTCATAGCCACCTGTTCTACGATTCAGAGGGTGAACTCAAAACGAGTCGTCAAGTGGTGGTAACAGGTAAAGGCTTGATGTTCTTCATTAATAAATTTTTACATGATGGACAACTAGCTTTGCGATTGGATTAAGGAAGGAGGCTATAGCATGTCAGAAGATTTAGGAGTACAAGTTCGGTCAGAACTTTTCAAACGAAAGTTGAGCCAAAAGAAATTGGCTGAAATGGTTGGCATTTCAAATGCTTATCTATCGGACATTATTCGCGGACGCAAAGATGGTCCGAAGGCTCAGGAACACATCAAGCATATTCGTAAAATTTTATGCATTTAGGAAAGAGGATGATGTTTAGTGCATCAGTTGCAAGTGAATTTAACTATTCCAGTGCCAGATGATTATGTGTTAATCATGAAAGTTGAACTTGAAGAATTACAACAAGATAGGTTAAACGGTGTCTATTGGACAATGGTTGATTTAGAAAATCGTATTGGTAAAAAGCAAGTGTGGATTAAAGAAAATATATTGTATCCGCAAAAATTCAAAAGACAGTTAGATGTTTCACAAGGTGGATTTGTTTATTATCCAAAGGCAAAAGGTGAAAAGTGGAGTTTCTTAGCTTCTAAGATGTCACAGTTTTTGGAAGATAACTTCTACACAATTTTTAAAGGGTAGGTGAAACCAAATGAAAATCAAAGTAGCAGAGTGGTTGGCATTACCGATAGAACAACGATTAGCTTTGATTAGTAACGCGATTAATAAAGCTGTAGCATCACGTCAAAAGTAAATCTATCAAACTATTTGGAGGTTGATTGAGTGGGAACAAAAATAATGCCTGCTGAAACAATGCAATGTAAATGCAACGTGTGCAGTAAAGAATTTCATATAGAAGAGGCTCTATATTGCACAATCTGTGGAACAAAATTGGATTTAAAAAATGCAGTTATTAAAACAGGAGTAAATCTATCAAACTAAAAAGGAGAGTGAAGAGTGTGGAGGACAATAAAAAAGCCTCACAAGTTGCTGGAACAACAAGTGAGTTATTTAAAGATATAAAAGTCTCTATCGATTTTGAAAATATTGCAGAGTTAAGGGAATTGCTCCAAAAGGCTACCGACCAATTAGAGCAACTTGAAAAAACTCTAAAAGAAATCAATCAATTTAAAGCTGTAATTAAAACATTAAAAGTTTAATTTTTTAACAAAGTATTCTGAACTAGCTGTATCAAGCATGGTTTGCCAGTCTTCAAAACTCGAATGATTTACAACATGTACATCGAACTCATCATCAGGAATCGCTTCAAAATCTTCTTGTGTTTCGACGATGAAGTTACCAGCTTTTAAGAATTCATCAAAAGAATTATATTTTGTGTATTTTGACATAAATGCTTTGTTTAAAAGTTCATCAAATGAAACTTCTAAACTATCTAGTTTCTGAGCTGCTTGTCCAACTGATTTTAATTCTTTTTCAAGTTCATCAAAGCCATCAAATTTAAATGACATACTAATCACCTCCTTTCAACGAATCTAGGAATGTATGTTCTTGTTTCTAATATAACACAACATATTGTGTTATTCAAAGTAAGGAGTGGCTAAATATTGAAACTTAGGTTGAAAGAAATTAGAGAATATAGAGGTTTATCACGTTATCGTCTTGCAAAAATATCAGGTGTAAATGATTCAACATTACAAATGATTGAAAACAGTGAGAATCCCAATCCAACATTCAAGATAATGTGTAAAATCGCTGATGCTTTGGAAGTAAGTTTAGATGATTTAAGAGGTTAATAACTATTAGGAGGAATAAACATGCAAGCATTATTAAACGTAAAAGGTACGAAGTTGTCAGTGATTGGTCTTAACATCAATGAGGACCAATTCACAAGTGTACAAGTTCTAGATGCAAAAGGGAAAGTAACAACACATTATGACATCAAGCATGCTTCATATGTTCCTGAAGGAGCGAGTGTAATTGATCTAAAAGAAGCGCTCGAATTTCCTGATGCGAATAAGCAGGTTGTGGATGACCTTAATCAGCTCCTTATAGATTCTAGAGATCATCTAAAGGACTTAGGAAATCAAATAATTCAGGAAGTGTTAGTCCATAACGGATTACCTTTTGGAGATAGTGCACTACCTAACCTAGCAAAAGAATACAAGGAACATAGTGATTACATCGATGGTGTTGCATCAGCTTTAGAGGTTGTAAAAAGTGACAACTATGCTTAAACGTGCTGCTGATAATTGAGGGGGAGGTGAATGAGTGATGAATAACTTTGAGCGTTTGGAGTTACAGCGATTCCAAGAAGAAGAGGAACAAGCTGAACGTGAAGCTTTCGTGGCTATTAACGGATTTTTTGAAAATGAAGAGGATAACTATTACCACGGATAATATCAAATTTTTGTATAGTTATCAGCTGACATTTGCAGTATTTTTACTATAATTTCGAAAAACGCAAACAAGTAGGTGATTCCATGCACAACCGTACAGGCTATACACACGCAGAATACGACCGTGAATCGGAATACTGGCAAGACATAGAGGATGCGCAGCAAGCGCAAATCGAGGCACAAAAAAACTTGTCAAAGGCGGCAACCGATGACAAGCAGATACAAAATTTAAAACAACCTAAAATCACTGGTATTGTACCACAGGAGGAACCAAAATGACAAAGTTTATCGAACAACGTGTAAATGAATTAGAAAACGAAGTAGCTGAACTGAAATTAATCGTTCATCAAATTCGCGAAAGTAAAGTCATTGATGGTGTGAGTTATGCGGATGAGCCTTGCACAACTAATACTGTGGAGGACATCATCGAATTTGAAGGTAAGAAATATCGCAAGGTTAAACGTAAGGCGTGCGAAGGTGACATTATAATGTATTCGGAAATCGGCAATGATTGGATGCACATTACACCTAACAAGCCGTATAAAGCTTATAAAGAAGATGGTCCAATTAGATTATTGTTCACTAGGGATAGTGGAGGTCCTTGTAGGGTTTATGGTGACGATTTAATTTTAAATGGTTTGGAATCTAAAAACATTAAAGTCTACGAATTAATTGTGGAGGACAAACCACTAACACCAAATCAACAACGTGCTGCAATTATTGAAAAGGCGAAGAATTTCGTTGAGGATTGCAAAGATAAACTTTTTGTTAGTAGAGATTTAGATTCCGGAAAACTAACAGAGCACAAAAATATTTATAAAGTAAGTGAGTTAAATTCAAAGGCAGATTTCACGATTTGTGATTGCGAATTTATTACTAATGTAGCAAAACGTACAATTGTAGCTCTATTAAAAGCTAAAAAATCAAGACGAATAGTTGCAAGATGTATCGCCAAATGCAATACATCTGATGTTTATAACGAACACATCGGAAAAGCAATCGCACTAGGACGAGCGCTTGGTCTTGATATAAGTGAGTTTGAACAGGCGGTGCAACCTACTGAATTGGTTGTTGGACAAATCATCTACTTTACAAATGAACATGGATCTAGCATTCATTATCGAATTGATGAAATTAATAAAAATAAAGATTCCGTTTTAACTATTGTAAAAGCTGATGGTTCTGAAAATTTAGTTGGAGAAGATGCCTTTGCGGATTTTGAAGATGGCAACGAAAACATTAAAGAAGTAATTATCAACGACACTAACGCTATTTATGGAGGTGTTGAGTAATGTTAGCAAACAAACTCGAACAATTAGACGAGCAGTTACAAGATAAAGTGAACAAGCCTTCCAAAGAGGAAGCTAACGAACATTTCAAAATCGACAATCTAGCATCTGCTGATTGGGCATTACGCAAGATTTCTATTAACAACAAGGAATTAAAGGACAAAGAAGAACTCTTTGCTCAGTATGAAGCGTGGATTAAGGAAGAACGCTTAAAAACGCAAGATAACAACAGCTACTTTGAATATTTACTCACAGATTATCATGCGCGTGTATTAGCCGAAAATCCAAAACAAAAATCGATTAGCACACAAAACGGTAAAGTTCAATCTACTACTCGAAAGCCATCCATTGTAAAACCAGAAAAAGATAGCCTTCCACAGTTGATTGAGTACGCAGAACAAAATGACTTCAATAAATTTGTGGAAGTTAACAAGGAACTAAAGTGGACTGAATTTAAAAAAGAATTAACGCTAACGGATGATTTGAAAGTTGTTGATTCTAATGGTCAAGTCGTTCCAAACATTCAAATTTCAGAAGGTGGCACAACATTCAAAATCACAACATAGGAGGATAACCATGGTACAAGTAAATGGCTTAACAGATGCATTATCAGAAGTTGATAACTTTAAAGATTCTGCAGTATCAGAAATAAATTCTGCTATCTACTTACTTTCAGACATCGATTTCGAAGTCAATTCAGAAGAAGATGTGCAGTATATCCAGTCAGAAGTAAAAAGTGCAATTGATTCTTTAAAAGAAGCGCTCAATACATTAGAAAGCTAATTAGGAGGAAAAACACATTGAAAAAATTACTCAATCAAAAAGAACAACACATTGCTTACACTCGTAAGGAAGCTGAAGAAATCGTAGAAAAAGCGAAAGAAAACGTTGGTTTAACAATGTTTAAAATCAACGAGAAATATAACAAACATGGTCAATACTTCTTAGTCGACTTAACGTATACATTCAACACTCCAAAAGAAGTGATGGAAAGTAATCCACGAAAAGACGATGCACCAGATGGTCAAATGGACATGGATGATATGCATGAAGGTGTACCATATACAATCAATCCAGATGGTAGTGTAACAATGGGAAATGCTGACGATGATTTGCCGGAATTCGAAGATCCTTTTGCTGAGAAAAAGGATGTCCCTGATGAGGACTTGCCATATTAATAGAAAAGGAGTGTGGAAGGCATGCAAGTAACAGATGGGATACGCGAAAAGCAAAAAGCCTTAATCGGAATGGCCGGTCCATCGGGTAGTGGTAAGTCACTAAGTTCACTACTACTCGCATATGGACTGATGAAAGAAGCGCATCCGGATTTATCAGAAGAAGAAGTGTGGAAGAAAATCGGTGTTGCAGATACAGAGCATAAACGAATGCTGACATACATCGGTCAGCTTCATAACGGAATTACAATCGGCTCATTTAAACATATCAACTTCGAGCCACCTTTCAATACGGATCGTTACAACATGGCTATCAAACTATTAAAGCAACAAGGTTGTGAAGCGATTATTATCGATAGCCTTTCACATCAATGGCAAGGAGAAGGCGGTGTCGTTGAAACGCATGGCGGCATGCAAGGTAACTCGTTTCAAAACTGGGGCAAGCTTGCTCCTGAATCTAGCAAATTAACAAAAGGTTTAACAACTCAGGACGTCCACATGATTACGACACTACGAGTGAAAAGTGATTATGTAATTGAATTAGTCGAAGGCAAAAATGTCCCAAAAAAGGTAGGTATGAAGCCTGTTCAAAAAGATGATATGGAATATGAATTTGATACAGTATTTTCTATCAGCATGGACCACATGGCGCGAGTGAGTAAGGATATTACAAATTTGTTCGAAGGTGAATTTTTAATCACTGATGAAATCGGTTCTAAGTTATACCGCTATTTAGAGTTAGGTGTGGATGTACAAGCAGAGGAACGAGCGTGGCGTGAACAGGAAGAAGTAAATCGTTTAAGTAATGTAACTAAGATCCGTGAGCAGTCTTCCACAGATGATAATGTAGCAAAAATCGTTTCAGACTGTGAATTTAAAGCAAATCTACAACTAGAAAACATGACCGTAGCAATGGTCGACAAAATCATTAGTTTAATTGGAGGAAAATAATATGTTCAAAATTAATCATGAAGAAGCAGGTCAAGGGTTCGAATTAATTGCATTAGGTGACTACGAAGTAACAGTAATCAATTACGAAATGAAACAAGCAAACAGCGGTAACAACCGAATTACAGTAGATTATGAAATTCGTTCAGATGTTCCGCAAAATCATCAAGGGCAAAAGATTTTATACGATGGTTTCACGATTACAGATAATGCAATGTGGCGTTTACAAGCAATTTCAAAGGCTGCTAAATTCCCAAATGGAGTAACATTTAATTCTTATAAAGAATGGGCGGATTTATTACTACACAAAAATTTAGTAGTTACTGTCGGGCATCGCGAATACAACGGAAATAAATACCCAGAGGTAAAAGGATTTAAAGAATCTCAAGTTGCTCCACCAGCACTACAAGGTGGCTCAATTACCGTAACGGATGATCAAGTGCCGTTCTAATAAAAATTTCATAGAGAGGTCTGTTTTAGGCGGACTTCTCTTTTTTATACCCAAATTTAGATTTTTAGGAGTGAAATACTATGAAAAGGAATGATTCTTGGAGTGCTGTAGCTAAAGAATTGCTTAAATGCCCACATCCGAATTGTCACCATGTTGGACAAGTAATAACAAAAGCACATTGTCGCATTCATCATAATATGGAACGTGAGGAAATGAAAAAGAAATACGGTATGCCATTTAGGCTGATTACTAGAAGTGAAGAACAAGTAAAGGCATTAGTGAAAAGGTGATGAAATGAAACCACCAATTAATTTTAACGAATTACCCTCAGAATTACGGATATTACCTCAATGGATTCTGTGGAGGGCAGAAGAAAAAGGCGGACGCTATACAAAAATACCATATCAAGTAGATGGGAACGAAGCACGTTCAAATGACCGTAGAACATGGTCCACATTTGCAACAGCAGCTAAATTTTATACAGAATCAGATGCAAACGGAATTGGGTTTGTATTTAGTCGTCAAGATTCGTACATCGGCATTGATATAGATGAATGCGTTACGTATGCAGCAGATGATACAGATAAAGCAAATCCTATTATTAGTGACTTTGCTAAAGAAATTATCGACACACTAGACAGTTATACGGAGTTTTCTGTAAGTGGCACAGGTATTCACATCATCATCAAAGGTTACCTTCCACAGTCTGTGGTAGGTACTGGACGTAAAAGCGTAAAGCATGGCTTAGAGATTTATCAACACGGACGCTACTTCACGATGACTGGTAATCGTGAAAATGCTAATGAAATTTTTGACCGTACAGATGAGATAGCAGAGATATTTGAAAAGTATTTTGATGATAGCGACATAAAAGGTCGCGTGAACCTGGCGGAATATGAAAATGATGAAATCAAGTTATCGAATGAAGCACTTTGGGAGCGAATGTTTCGGAGTAAATCAGGTGACGAAATACGTTCACTGTATAACGGTAACTTAACCAATGATGACCATTCATCAAGTGATTTAGCATTATGTAATCATTTGGCTTTCTGGACAGGGAAAAGTGCTTCGAGAATGGATTCGATGTTTAGAGAAACAGCCTTGATGCGTGATAAATGGGATAGAATTCACTTTTCAGATACAGGCGAAACGTATGGTGAACGTACAATCGCTGAGGCTATTACTTCCACTACTACAACCGTATTGGACCATAAGCACGAAGAAGAATATGCAGAGTTCGATGTGTCATTCACAGTTGATGCAGTGGCAGATGATGTAGAAGAAAAACCGAAAAAGAAATTCCGTCTTAATGAACTAGGTAATGCCGAGCGTATCGCATATGAGTACGGCCATGCCATTCGTTTTGTTAGCGAAATTGGTTGGATGTTGTGGGACGGCAAACGATGGAAATACGATAACAAATTACAAATCGAGCGTATCGCAAATAAGGTTCTACGTGATTTAGAAAAATCGGAGGACGATATGGAAAAATCGTGGGCGCGCAAATGTGGTAAACGAAATATTCGAATGAACAGTATTAAGGACTTAATGCCATTAGTGCCAGCTGAACGTGAAGAATTTGATCGACATAAATATTTATTTAATTGCTCGAATGGAATTTTAAATTTACGAACAGGAAAAATGCAACAGCATGATCGTGAGCTCCGTTTATCAAAATTAGCGAATGTCGAATTTGATGAAAAGGCACAATGCCCAACATGGTTAAGTTTTTTACAGCAAATTTTCAAAGGCGACAACGAGTTAATCGATTATATGCAACGATTAATAGGATATAGCATGACAGGTGATATTAGCGAGCAAGGTATGTATTTCCTTGTTGGCGGTGGGTCCAATGGTAAATCAACATTTATCAATATCATCAAAGCAATGATGGGTGATTATGGTTTGCAAACAAAATCGGACACATTTATCAAAAAGAAAAACGATGGAGCAAATAACGATATTGCACGTTTAGTTGGGAGTCGATTCGTTTCAGCAGTAGAGAGTGAAGAAGGGGAAAAATTGCAGGAATCACTTGTTAAAACAATTACAGGTGGTGAGCCAATATTGGCCCGATTCCTACGACAGGAATTTTTCGAGTTCCTTCCTGAATTTAAAGTTTTCTTTACCACGAATCACAAACCGATCATCGGTGGTGTAGACGAAGGTATTTGGCGAAGAGTAAAAATCATTCCATTTACTTTGAATCTAAAACCGCATGAACGAGATAAAAAACTCGAAGAAAAGCTATCACTTGAAATGTCCGGGATATTAAATTGGGCCATGGAAGGCTGTATGAAGTGGCAACAGTCAGGATTAAAGGAACCTAAAGTGGTAGTGGATGCAACAGGGAATTACAAAGAGGAAATGGATATTTTAGCACCATTTCTTAGTGAAATTTGTTATACAGATGAACCGGGAAATGAAGCGATTCGAATTGAAGCACAAGAATTGTACAAGGTTTATGACAATTGGTGCTATAAGTCGGGAGAGCGTCAAATTGGAAATCGGTCATTTTATCGAATGTTAGAAACAAAAGGTTTTGGAAAAACGAAAGGCACTGGAAATAAAACCTATTTGACAGGAATTACCTTAAATGAACGAAAACCAGTTACTAAAGGGGTTACCGAAAATGAAGAAACAGGTGGTTTTAAGCTCATTTAGTAACCATTCTACTAGTTTAATAACTTTTAATAACTTTTTCAAAAGTCAGTCATACCAAGGGTTTAAGAGTTGTTTTTAACTACTTTAGTTATTTTAGTTATTTTAGTTATTTGTTTTGGAGTTCATTTAAAAAACAAAATAAAAAATAAATATATATATAGAGCCCCGAACTCCGCAACTGATAACTTTTATAACTTTCAGGCGATGAAAACAACCTTGAAGCCTTGTGGCTGTAAGGTTTAAGGAGTAGTTATTTAAGTAACTTTAGGGTTGTTTAAGCCTGTTTTTAGTTAGTGTAGAGGGTATTTTCGAAAAATAAATAACTGGATGGTGAAATGATGATAAAAAATTTCTTCAGCGAGAATATCGAAAAAGATATCAAATCTTTCGAGACCAGTGAACGTTTATATAATTCTTACAAAAGTTTTTGCGCTGATAATTCGATTGTACCGTTATCTAAAATTCGTTTTAGTAAAAAATTAGATGAATTTAACGTGGGTGTAAAACATACCAAGATGGAGAATTACATCCAGTTATACGGTCGTCAGGGTGTGAGATTGAAATAATGGTACTTTATGTTTTATCTCAAATTTGGAAAAGTGGTGCTGAAATATATCGTGATGAATCGGATGGTAGATTGTCGCTTAAAAATGCAAAGTTGGTGCCAGAGGAAATATTAAAAGCTGCTGAGCCGATTTTTAATCAAATAGAGGATTGGTTCAAATCATGGGAAGATGCCAAAGCAATCAATAAACATATACGAATGATGGTCCATCAAGCCTGTGGATGGCAACATAATCCGAAACTTAACGAATGGATATGCGCGGACATTGAAGCATTGACGTTGTTTATGGAGTGGCAAGAAACATTGGCTAAAAACGGATGGAATGATATTTACGAAGACTATCGACAATTTGAAAATGATGAATCAAATGTTATGAAACAAAAATTGTATGAACGGGCTATTTTATACGCTAATCAAAATAAGTGATTTACAGCCGTTTTAAGACGTTTTAGAAGAAGAATGATAAATATATCCAACTTTGAAATAGAACGTGTGTACTGCGCTGATTTTGGGCAAAAATGAGGAGGTTAAGAGAATGAGAGAGATTAAGTTTCAAGTGTTAATCAAACACCTATTTAAAACATTGCAAAGAATTATGGATTTTGAATCAATAAAAGCATTAGATTTCACTGAACAGTCTATAACAATCGAGATTGATGGAGAGACTTATAAATTTCATTTCAGTGAAGTTGAATTTATTAAATACACAGGCTTAGTAGATATTGAAGGGCGAGAAATTTACGATGCAGACATTTTGAAGGATGACGAAAACTTCTTGTGGTTAGTGAAATACAAACAAGGTGCTTTTGTTGCAGAGTGTTCAGATTTGATGGCGGAACAGCAATTATCGTCAATTAATTTATATTCAAAAACAATCGGCAACAATCTTAAAAATCCTGAATTGCTAGGTGATTCACAATGATTCACTACCATTACACAGAAACTGAATTAAACAAAATCCTAAAAACACTCACGATCGTGGTTGATACGAGGGAACAAGTAAATGGCCATATCCTGGATTATTTACGACAAAAGGATATTCCGATAAAGATTCAAAAATTGGATTACGGTGATTATTCTGCAATGATTCCGAAAAATGAAGAATTAGGAATACAGCGTGATATTTACCTAGAAAGTGCAGTCGAACGTAAAGCCCATATCGATGAAATATGCGGTAACTTGCAAAAAGATACACAAACAGCTTTTGAAAACGAATTGATTCGTAGTCAACGGGGACGTTTTGTAATATTCGTGGAACAACCTGATTTCGATGAAAAATTAGCACAGGGCGAATATAGAAGTCGTTATGACCCGAAAGCATTAAAGGGGCGTTTAGAATCATTTCAAGCAAAATACAATTTTGAAATTAGACCAATGAGCAAATTAATGATTGGTCACAATATTTATCACCGTTTTCTTCATCAAGCGAGGTACTATTTAAAAAACGGGGTTTTCTAAATGAAAATTAATAGAAAAATAAGTCACTGAAAAAAGAGTATAAATTTATAGATTCAGAGTTAAAGAATGCTCTTAAATTTCATATGAACTTAAGAGCAGCAATTATTATTATTATTACGATTCAAAAAAAGAGAAATAGAAGGATAGTTACATTCCTCTTCTTTCGGAATTATCAAACCAATCTTTTATTTGTTTTATAAAAAGCCAAACATCATCATCTTTTGGTTTTATATAGTTCTCGTGATCGGGATTATCACCCATTAATTCGAATTTGTTTGTGATCCAAGTGTTGCCATGTCCTTCTAGAGGAATTTCAGATAACCATGCTTCAAGTTCACCAATCGGAACAGGAAATAAGCCGTAAGTGTTCAAAGTGCTTAAAAAGCTTTCAAGTAATGGTTTGTCATCTTTAGAAAGATATTTAATTCCATGTGTTTTTAGTGGCGAATTTTTTTGAGTTATATTTGGAAATAAGTTTTTAATTGATTCCTTGTTTGTGCATATACCAGGATGTTGACTTACAGGTATATTAACTGATTTTAAATAGTCGGTAAATACGCCACCACCATCCTTAATTAAATCTAAATCAATAATTGAAACAGTAGGAATACCGATTTTTCGTAATTCTTTTGTAATCCAGCCTACAGTTTGTTTATTCTGAGCGTTTAAAAATAGACATTCGTCGATATGCCATTCGGGTTTGAAATCTTTTAATCGTTGATTAATTTCTTGATAGAAAACTCTGTCTGAATCACTTTCAGTAACAATTACATTTTTAAAAAAGATTCCATCTAGAACATTAGTTGATCGCAGAAGAGGGTTTTTCATCATGTTGGAAAGAGATTCGTTATCTAGTAATTTAGCAGTTGCTTTTTCACCTTCATAGGTTAATCGTATGATATTAATAGGTACACGCGCTTCGATACAGCCCATTATAAAATTGGAACTATGAGAACTAATAAATATCTTTTTATTCTCTGCATTTCCAAGCTTACTAATGACATTTCCAAGCTTACGAGCTAATGGGGGATGAAGGAAAGCCTCGGGTTCATCTAATAATATTGTATTAGGTTTCCCCGAAATTATTTCAGAAATAATACCAATATAAGCTTTTCTACCATCACTAGTGTTTTCATTATTTTGAGCATTTTTAAGGAATTCATTTGCTTCAGGTTTTATCGATAGTCTGAAATCCTCAGGGATTTTTGAATTTGAAAGAACAATTTGAGCCATGGATCCATTGATTTTAATTTCAGGATATAACTTGAATGCATCATAGACATATTCCTGAAGCTTATTATAAATACTATCATCATTAATTATTTTATTTACAACATTATTGTAGTTAAAATTAGTTTCACCTATTGTTGTAAAATCCTTCCATTTCAATGAATCTAGCCTAGTTTGACCATTTAATAATAAGGTTGACTGTCCAACTAAAAATCTAATTAAAAATCCCTCTATATATGGATCTATTAGTTCGGATTGGAAATAACTTTGTTTGAAAATATTTTCATCTATTGTTTCAGTAATGTGACCATTTGAATCAATGATATTAACGTGTTCGGTATGATTTTTATTTCGTATTCTCTTATCCAAAATTTCTTCAATTTCTATTGTTGATTTATGTATTAACTTAATTTTATCTATCAGATGATATTCGTTTTGAGGTTGCTGAGTACTAACATATTGTAAAATTTCTCTAAGAAGAAGAGATTTCCCTGAATTGTTCGGACCAACTATTACATTTATTTCCTGTGGTCGAAAAGACAATTTTGAATCAGTAGATTCACCAAATTTTAATATAATTTCATCTAACATTTTTATTCCTCCTTTAACTAGTATCATAAACCATAAATTAAAAATTTTGTTATATAATTCCGAGAAAATATAATACAAATCGTTAAAGGAGTATTTGTTAAGTCTAGTGATTTGTAAATGACAATTAGTTAATAAAATCTATTTTTGAGTGCCTAGCGTTCGATTCTAGGGGTTTTAATCGCAAAAATGATAAATTGTTCATCTGTAAGTTAGAACCTCTTAAATCGAACGATAGAACATCAAATTCATATCATCATATGTGGAGGGCAAAATGAGCAAACTAACACCGAATCAAAATAAAACCATTGAAGAATATTGGTCAGATTTAGATGGTTTAAAAAAACAATTGCGCTATCGTGAATGGGAATTGCTAAATGCGTATCAAGAAACTGATACAAATATCGGTGGCGGTAAAGCAAATCGAATATCCGACACGACAGGTAATAAAGCTATTATTCTAGCAGAAGATAAAAACTATCAGTATTTAAAAAATATCATCACAACACTTGAACAATATTACAAAGAGTTAGACCATGACCAAAAAACAATTGTGGACATGCGATATTTTGATAAAACGGAATGTTACGAATGGCAAAATATAGCGGATAAATTATACATGTCTACTTATCGAGTGTTGCGTAAACGGAACGCATTGATTGATGAAACGGCTAGAAGATTGGGGTGGGTGTAATGTTTATTCTATTAACCTTATACTTATTTCAGCTAATATTTAATTATTTTGTATTACGAGCTGTGTATATTAAAAATCCGCATTTGATTGACGGTTTACCTATTGTATTCGGATTGATTCCGTTCATAGGGTATTTAGTAGGGATATTATATTTCCCTCATTGTTTCAATGATTATTCCAAAAAGAAAATATTAGATTTTATTTTCATGGTCCAAAAAGCGCAATAGTGCCTACTAGCGAATTGCGCATAAATCTGTAGTAGATTGATATTATCAAGTTTTATCAAAAGCGTACGGAAATACGCAAAATATATTTTACAATAATAAGCACGTTCGCTTGTACGTGTGTTTCGCAAACAAGCATGAGAGGCTACTAAATTGGTAGTCTCTTTTTATGAGAACAATGTATCTCCAATATAGGCAGCAACATATAAAAAAGCGATTCCTATAATGAGTGCAATAATCGATGCTACGAATTTGTTACGAATAAATTTCATGATTTCACTCCTATTACTTATGATTTTTAAGTATGCATCATATTTCTTGTAATGACAATCTATTACATTTATCCTATGATATAGGTAGATGGGAGGTGTTAGCAATGAATGAATTACAAATGGCAGTATTAAAACGTGCAAACGATTATAATTTTCAACTTCTAACGAGTAACCCAAATAAACTACAAGATTATGTGTTTAATAAGATTATTAATCCTATGGTTGATGATGTCATAAAAGTTAGAGATGATTTTTATAATGTTAACTTTTTGTTAGATGGAATAGAAATTATGCTTGTAGATAAAAAAATAAAACTGCAAGCGGAACAAGGCAAGTTTAGTATTTTAGAAGATAAAGGCGATGGCCTTTGGATTTTATTGTCCGTCGTTTTTAAAAATGAAATCGGTTATGTTAATTTAGGTAAAGATCGATTTGACGAAGATGTGATTGAACAACTAACTAATTCACATTTAACAAATGCCATCAAACGTATATTCTAATGAATATCACATAAAAGTCACATCTAACAAGGTGTGGCTTTTTATTAGAATCAGTACTCAATTGATTATCTCCATGTTAATTAAATTTAAGAAAGCTTTGGAGGAATAATTATGACAAGAAGAGATTTAATTTTCGAACGATCAAATCTAGGTATATTAAAAAAATACAATGAAGCAATGAAAATTTTAGAATACAGTGTAATGTTAGTAAATTTGTTTGAAATAAAAGAATTCAACAATGTAATAGCAGGACAATTAAGATTAATTCTTTGTGACACCACTAAAAAAGATAATAAAGTAATTGATAATTCACTTATAAGAAAAATCCAGCCTAACCCAAAACTATTCCAAGTTAATGAGCTAACCAATTTTTCTGATGGAATAGGTGGTTTTATAGCAGGAGAAATGTTTAACTATGATAAACCAACGATACCTTTAAAAACTTGGCTAAATCAAGTTATTCTGTCAATAAATCTCCAAGGAAAAAAACAGGATATTTCTATTAAAGATTTTATTAAGTTTTCAGCAAATAAAAGTGGTGGAGCACATGTTGACCCAATACTAAAGGAAAAAGCTTTTATTGTTGATAATCATTCTGATAGAGTCTTAAGCAACATAACAATAGGATTGTTTAGATCTGTAGGTAAAGATTTAAAAAAGGATAGTGGAGCAAATTTAGCTTACTTAATTGATAAGTATAAAGAGAAGGCATTCGAATAACGGGTGTCTTTTTATTATGCCTTGAAGCCTGTATATCCTATCGACCATCAAATAATCGTAGACGTTAATCGTGGGGTTATGAATAGGGTGTGCAGTCTTGAAGATGTAAGAAGGAGTTGATTGTATGAGTAGATTTTTAACCAGTCGAAGTTACAAACAATTAATCGCTGAACGTAAAGCAATGGAACATTTTATGCAATACAAACGCGATACATTTGGTGAAGATATCACTGTCAAACAACGTGCAGAATTACAATCTGATGAAGCTTTGTTGAAGGAAATTGTTAGTGATATTGAAACAGCGCGTGACCGTATTGGAAGGACTATAAAAGAAGAGTGCGTTTAACCATCAAGTCGAAAGCTAAACAGACTATAAAAGCTAATGAGCAATCACTATGAATTGTGGAGGGCTGAACAATGGGAAACGTTAGAGGTATAACAATCGGATTAGAGATTGATGACAAATCTAAATTAAAGTTACGTGCTATTGCAAAGCATGCTGAAGCATTGGCTGATGAGTTAGATGCGATTGATTCAATGAATGATGAAGAAGTACCAACACATTTAGAAGGCAGCGACTGACAACCATGCAGCAATATAAAACAAAGCAAGAAAAAAGTGCATTTTACAAATCATACAAATGGCAGAAGCTACGACTTAAAGCACTTGAACGCGATAATCACGAATGCATTTGGTGCGCTGAAGAAGGCAGAGTTACAACGAAACACGACGCTATTCTTGAAGTCGATCATATAAACGAAATCGAATACCATCCAGAACTAGCACTCGACTTAGATAACCTACGCACACTATGTAAAGCTTGCCATAACAAACGTCACAATCGTTTCGATGGTAAAGAAAAGAAATGGGATGACGAAATGTGGTGAAGAAATGTTAAAACCACATACCCCCGGTCAAAAAGGTTTTTCAATATATAAAAGTCCCCAGACCGACGGGTCCCCCAACTGTCTAAAAATTAATGTTAAAAACACTCATAGGAGGGAGGAGGGGTAATTTTGGAAAAGGGAATTAAAAAAATCGAAAAAGATTTATTATTACGTCACGCCGACGATCCAATCAAACTTTCGAAAGTACATCGCTACATACAATTTTTAAAGATTGATTTAAGTTGCGATAGCGATATTGGTAAAGATGGAACGACGATAAAAGTTGAAAATGGTACACAAAATTTTTTAAAGCAACACCCAGCGATTGCGACCAAGTTATCGATTTCAAAAGAAATAGAGAAATTAGAAGATGCACTCGGAATAAAAAATGATAGTAACCCTACTCCCTCTCCCCCAACTGTGGATGACAAAGGCAGGAAGAGCTTAATTTGATTAGCTATAAGTATATTGATGAATATATAAAGCTGTGGCGTGACAGCAAAATTATTTTAAATAAAAGGCGTAGTAAATTAATTGAATTAATCGAGCGTGACATTCTTACTGCTGATGATATGTATTTTGATGTGGAGCAAATCGAAAATTATATTACTTTTACAGAGAAGTATTATTTTCCTCTCACATTGACGCAAAAATTTAAAACATGCTTTATTTTCTTGTATTACAATGACGGTTCTTTGGTCTTTGATGAACATTTGGACTATGAAGGTCGTGGCGGTGGTAAAACAGGACGTATATCGACTCTAGCAAATTATTTTATTAGCGATTTGCACGGCATCGATAATTACAACGTGTCTGTAGTAGCAAATAGTGAAAAGCAAGCGAAAATGTCATTCACAGAAGTGTATAACACCATCGATAAAGACGATACGTTAAAAGAACATTTTGACCATAAGAAAGCTTTGATTGAGTCCCGTAGTACAAAGTCATTATTTCAATACCATACATCTAATGCAGGTACAAAAGACGGTTTACGAGATGGATGTGTAATTTTTGAAGAGGTACACAGATATGAGGATTCTGGAGTTGTAAATGTATTTACTTCAGGTCTTGGTAAAGTTTCTAATCCGCGAGTATTCTATGTCGGTTCTGACGGATTCGTGCGTGAGGGCTTCTTAGATAAGTTATTAGAACGTGCTGACAATATTTTAGATGGCCATGTAAGCATTCGCGACGATGGTCTTTTTGCATTTATGTGTAATTTGGATGATGAAGCAGAAATGCATAATCCTGAAATGTGGCAAAAGGCAAATTCTCAGTTCCATCCACCGTTAACTAATTACGCGAAAACCCTTTTTAAAACGGTGATGAAGCAATATAACAAGTTAGAACATGATCCAGATGGATATGAAGAGTTCATTACAAAACGTATGAATCTCCCAAAAGTAGACCTAGAAAAAAGTGTAACGTCATGGGAGAAAATTAAGGCAACTGATCAATCATACAATTTGGATGAATTAAAAAAGCGTGAATGTATCGGTTGCTTGGATTATGCTGCTGTTCGTGATTTTGTAGCAATGGGCTTATTGTTTTTGAAAGATGATAATTTTATTGTTCCCAAAGAACTGACGCACTCATATGTATGTAAGCCATTCGCTGATAAGCATTATGCATACAGCAAAGAAAAAGCAGAAAACAACAATAAGAAAGACCATCGAAAATTTGCTCCAATTAAGGAGTGGGAAAACGATGGTCTTTTGAGTGTCCTGGACATCGAAACAATGGATCCGCACCTTGTAGTTAAATGGTTCGTTGATAAGTGCGATGAAGGATGGAACATTAAAAAGATTGTTGGAGACAACTTTAAAATGGATATATTGAAGCCGTTATTTGAAGCAGCAGACTTTGAGGTTGAAGTTATACGTAATCCAGATGCTGCTAGTGGATTATTAGCACCACGAATAGAGATTGCTTTTGAAAATGAGCAAGTCATATTTGGTGACAATCCATTAATGCGTTGGTACACGAACAATGTGCTTGTTAAGCGACTACCTAACGGAAATAAAGTTTATCGAAAGAAAGAGGAAGTAAAACGAAAGACAGATGGTTTCATGATGTTCTTATATGGCGTATGGGGCTCACGCGATTTAGATGATACCGATATTGATGGAGTACTTGATTTCTTAGACAGCATCGCATTTTGATGGAAGGGGGTGAGGTATTGGGGTAATTTTAGATGCATTTAAGCGTAATAAGCAAATCGGTAAAGAAGCTGCTGACATGTGGGATTTTGATATTTTCGGAATCGACATTGAACAGCGGGCGTACTTAAAAAAGACGGCTATTGAAACGTGTATAAACTTAATTGGTCGAACCATTTCTTTGGCTGAATTTAGATTTACTAAAGACGGTAAGAAGGCTAAAAGCGATTGGGATTATTTACTCAATGTAAGACCAAATACGGACCAATCAGCAGCTGACTTTTGGCAAGATTTTGTGTACAAGCTTCTTCATGAAAATGAGGTACTTGTAATTTTAAGTGACAATAATGATTTGTTAATAGCTGATAGTTTTGATCGTATAGAATATGCTGTCTATCCAGATATTTTTAAAAATGTTGTTGTGAAAGGTTATGAATTTAAAAGGTCATTCGAAATGGGAGAAGTCATCCACATTTCTTATAACAACGAAAAATTTACAAGGTTTCTCGATGGCATGTTCAAAGATTATACAGAGTTGTTCAGCCGCATGATTGAAACGAATATGTATGCAAATCAGATACGTGCACTTGCTGGCGTTGATGGAAATACACCATTGGATGATAAAAAGCGAGATCAATTACAAGGTTTTATCGATAAAATGTTTAATGCATTCCGTAAGAAAGCTTTTGCTATTGTTCCGCAAATTAAAGGTTTCAACTACAGCGAACTTGTATCAGGCGATAAAAATAACGGTCGCTCAGTTGAGGAATTAGCAAAGCTCAAAAAAGATTTAACAAGCCATGTGGCGATTCTCTTAGGTATTCCTACCACATTGGTACATGGCGATATGGCGGAGTATGAAACAGCTTGGAAAGCATATATAAAGTTTTGTATTAAACCACTTATCAAGAAAATTCAAGATGAGCTTAATGCAAAGTTAATTGATAAAGATGATTACATGAATGGTGAACGAATTAAAATTTTCGGTGTGGCTGAAATGGATCCGTTAGAATTAGCAACTGCAATTGATAAACTTGTGGCAAGTATGGTTTATACACCGAACGAGGTACGTGTAATGCTTGGCGATGAGCCTTCCACAGATGAACGATTGAATAAGCATTATTTCACAAAGAACTATCAAGAATTAGATTCCGTTGAAGGAGGTGAGAATGGATGAAACATAGAATTAAGGGTGACATCATTTCTTGGAATTCAAGCATTTGGGATTTTAACTATAAAATGAAGTCAATTAAAGAAGATGAAGACATTGAACTCGAAATTAATTCGTATGGTGGAGATGTATTTTTAGGTATTGATCTTATGAATACATTGCGAGGTCATGCGGGTAATGTAACGATTATCATTACCGGAATAGCAGCAAGTGCAGCGTCAATTATTGCTATGGGTGCAAATACAATTAAAATGTACTCAAATACTCAATTGATGGTTCATAACGCTTGGACTTATGCAGCTGGAAACGCTAAAGAATTGCGCAAGGTTGCTGATGACTTAGAAAGTATTGGAGAATCAGTTCTAGCATCTTATACGCATCGTGTTGATGAGGCAATCGTGAAAAAATTGCTTGATGAAGAAACGTATTTATCAGCAAGTAAAGCGAAGGAATTAGGCTTTATTGATGAAATTATTGATGAAAAAGCTGAAGAGGTCGAGTCGGAAATCTTCTTGAATAAAGCTGAACAATTTAACAATTCAATCACTACTTCCTCCTCTACTGTGGAAGGCAACGAAGGATTATTAAAGGAAATCAATAGCTTGAAAACTCAGATGACTGATTTACAAACAAAATTAAAACAATCAAAAGAGGAACCTATAGAGCCAACACAAAAAGTTGCAGCTCGTCATAAAGGGTTCTTTTTTTAATACTTAAAAAACGGAGGTAATCATTAATGGTTATGAAATTAAAAGGACAAATGGGTAATTTTAAAGCAAAAAAGAAAGCTTATACAGATTTATTAAACAATGAAAATGCAACACCTGAGCAACTACAAAATGCAGTAGATGAAATGTTTACAGCATTACAAGATGATTTATCAGAAAAAATTACAGCTGAGGCACGTAATGAAGCAAACGACACTCAAATTTTAGTAGCACGTGGCCAGCATATTTTAACGTCAGAAGAAACGGCGTTTTATAACAAAGTTGTATCGGATGGCGGCTTCAATGATGAATCGGTTTTCCCTGAATCTGTACAGGAGCGAGTATTTGAGGGCCTAACGAAAGAGCGTCCATTATTAGCTGCTATTGGATTACAAGACTTAGGAGCAGCAACTAAATTTATTTATTCTGATCCAACACTTGCATTTGCATGGAAAGAAATTTTCGGAGAAATCAGTGGACAAGTAAATGCTGCATTCCGTGATGAAAAAATCACTCAACTTAAATTAACAGCCTTTGGTGCTATTCCAAACGATATGTTAGAACTTGGTCCAGTGTGGGTTGATCGCTACATGGTGACATTACTAATCGAAGCCTTAGCAGCTGGTTTAGAATACGGCTTAGTAAATGGTCGTGGTCCAGTACAAAATGAGCCTGTTGGTTTAATGAAAGATGTAGATTCAGCAACTGGCGCTGTAACTGATAAAACATCAAGTGGTACATTAACATTTGCTCCGTCAGAACGTGGCGAGGTTGTTGTAGGCGAGTTATATGGTGTACTTAAAAACTTATCAACTGATGCAAAAGGTAAATATCGAAAAGTATTAAATAAAGTCGTTATGGTGCTGAATCCAATCGATTCACTAGCTGTACAAGCTCGTCATACGATTCAAAACACTGCTGGTCAGTTTGTAACGAATTTACCATACAACTTAACAGTTGTAGATTCAGAAGAGATCCCTGTTGGCAAAGTTTTATTCCTTGTACAAGGTGAATACATTGCGGCTATTGCAGGTGCTTATAAACTTAAAAAGTTTGATCAAACACTAGCCATGGAAGATGCGACACTATACACAATTAAACGCTTTGCAAACGGTCGTCCAAAGGACAACAAAGCTGCATTAGTTTATGACCTAGATGTACAATTCCCTGTTCCAGGAGAAACGCCTGAGCCTTAATTTAGGGCTTTAGGCGTTTTTAAATTGAAAGGAGGTAGTAGAGAGTGACAAAGAAATATAAGGTCGTACAGCGCTTTAAAGAGGTGAAACACGACGGACATATTTATAAAGTTAATGACTACTATCCTGTGAAAGGCAAACGCGCGACAAAGGCACGAATTGCACAGCTACTCACAACGAACAATAAAGAAAAGCAAGTTTTCATTGTTGAAGTAGGTGATGAAGTTGACGACGATTGATACTGAAGTTTTAGTTGAATTTAAAAGACGTATGAAACTTGGTGATGATGAGGACGATAATTTACTTCGCATTCTAAAAGCCTCTACAGAGGACTTACAAGCCATTTGTGGTGATTATAATATAAACACTAGCGAACGTTTCAAAGAGCTTGTCTTCGAGCGCTCACGCTATGCTTATAACGATGTATTAGAGTATTTCTCCGATAATTTTTTAACGCAGATTGTAAATTTATCTGTAGCTAAAGCAATGGAGGAAGAGAGCGAATGAAGCGTATTCCAAGACCGATTGTTGAGCAGAAGAAATTAAACACTGGGGAAATGCGAAATAGAATCGAAGTACAAGAGTTTGTCGAAACGGTCAATGAAAATGGCTATCCTGTAGAGGACTGGCAAACGAAGCACCATCTATGGGCAAAAATTAAAACAGTAAAAGGCTCAGAAGTTATCAAAGCAGCAGCAGAAGTAAATACCGAAACATATCGCTTTATTGTGCGATATACAGAAGGGTTAAATGCCAAACAGCGTATTGTGTTTAAAAATCGTATTTATGATATACAAGCTGTTTTAAATGATGATGAATTGCAAAACACACAAACAATCATTGCAGTTGTAGGCAAGCCTTAGAGGTGATGTTATGAGGATTGATTTTACAGGCTTAGAGGAACTACAAAGAGAATTACAACAGAGATTAGATTCTGATAGTATACTAGAGCCCACTTTGAAAAAAGGTGCTGAATATCTAAAAGATAAGTTAGAAGAAAATGTGTATAATTTCGGATTTAAAAAGCGTTCAGGGAGATCAGAAGAATCAATGGTTATTGACAGTAAAATTTTAGATAACTCCCTTGCTGTTGGTTTAAGTAATCAAAACAATGATGCTTTCTACCTCTACTTCCATGAAATAGGCACATCAAAAATGCCAGCACGTCCATGGTTCCGTCCAACCTTTGAACGCGAAATGAATCGAATCATAGAAATTATGAAAAATGAATTAAGTACGAGGATGAGGCTATGAGTATTAATAAAATCATACGTGATGCCTTGTTACCTTTGGGGGTGCCAGTCATGTACATGACATATACAGGCACCGAAACAACTTATATTACCTTCTTTCGATATAACGAACGTGGAGCGTTACAGGCTGATGATACAGAGCAAATGACACGTTATTCCGTTCAAGTTGATATTTGGGGAAAGGGAGATATAGAATCGCTCACAGAGAGCGTAAAAGACCAATTACAAGCGATAGGATTTGTGAGGAATTCCTTTTTCGAAGATTACGAGAAGGATACCAAAATATATCACAAAGCCTATCGTTTTTATTATGACAACTAAGGAGGCTATTTAATTATGGCAGGAGTATTAATCGGTTTATCAGATATTCGTTACACAAAGATTGTCCCTGGTGCTACAGATGTTACAACAGCATTTGCTAACCCAATCGAAAAATTAGCTAAAGCCATTGAGGCCAAAGTTACACCAAAAACAAGTAATGCAGTGTTATACGCAGACGATGGTGCAGCTGAATCTACATCAGCAGAAGGTGAAACAGAAATCGAATTAAAAATCGATGCGTTGGCCAATACGGTTTACGCAGACATTTTAGGCAAAGAAATAAACGAAGATGGCGTTGTAGCAGATGCATCTGGTGATGTAGCACCTAACATTGCGTTAGCATTCCGAAGCCTAAAATCAAACGGTAAGTACCGTTATTTCTGGTATTACAAAGGTAACTTCCAACTGCCAGAAGAAAACTATAAAACTAAAGGTGAAAGTGTTGAGTATAATACACCATCAGTAAAAGGAGTATTTGTAAACTCTGATATTGTTAAAAATGCCAAAGGTGAAGGCATTAAACGTTATTTTGTGGACGAAGACGACGATGGTGTTGCACCAGAGGTTATTGCAAATTGGTTTAAAAAGGTTTATACAGGCTCAACAACACCTACACCTTAATGAAATAAAAAGTTATAAGAGGGCGATTAATCTCGCTCTCTTTTTATTATGCAAAATAACAATAAGGGAGCGATTTAAGATGGCTAATAAAGCAGAGGTAATGAAAGATAAAGGCGTAAAAATTGAATTGAGTGGTAAGGAGTTTGAAGTTAAATTTGACCTGAATGCCTTGTGTAATCTACAAGATAAATTCGGCAATATGACAAAAGCTTTCGACGGATTAAATCAGCAAGATTTCAAGAAGATAAGATCATTGCTACATGTCGGTTTGGCAAATGGAGAAAACATCGACATTACAGAAAATGAAGTCGGTGCGTTAATCACAATGAAGAACATTTCTACTGTTACAGATGCACTTACGCAAGCATTCAGTGATGCTATGCCATCCACAGATGAAGAGGGAAAGTAAACGAATCAAGCGGAGAAAAGGAGCTTCCGTTTGATTTTTTTATTTACATTGGAACGGTCCATTTAAACATGAAAGAAAAGAAAGTGTGGAAGACAACACCGCGCAAAATACTCGCTTTATGGGATAGGCATTGCATTTTCAAAGGTTGGAAGAAAGAGGAAGAGCAAGTACCACGTGCTTATGCAGACCAAATCCAGTGGTAGAAAGATGGTGAAATAATAATGACAACAGGTGATGTAGGTAATTTAAGGGTTAAATTGTCGCTAGATAATGCACAGTTTGAGCGTTCAGTCGCAAGTATGAACAGGACACTCCAAGCGATGGGGCAAGAAATACGAGGTTTACAAAATCGAGGGCGCGAATGGGGTTCTAGCATTGACGGATTGCGTCAAAAGCAAGAAGCGTATAGTCGTCTGCTTGAAGGTCAACAAACTAAAGTACGGCGTTTATCTCAAGAATATGAAAAGGCTAAACAACAGTATGGAGAAAATTCAGTGCAAGCTGAACGATTGGCTGTACAGCTTAACAGAGCTTCAGCAGAAATGGACCGTACACAAAGGGAACTAAATGAGACCACTGCTGAATTAGATCGACTAGAACGTGAATTAGCCCAATCACAAACTGCTTGGGGGAAATTTGGAGCTACTGCAACTGCTGCAGGTGAAAATCTAAAAGCAGTTGGCGACAAAATGACTAGCATTGGCAAAGACATGTCTATGAAAATTACAGCACCACTTACTGCTTTAGGGGCAGTCATTGTAAAGGTTGGTATGGATTTCGACAGTCAAATGTCCAAGGTTGCTGCTGTAAGTGGTGCTACAGGTGCTGAATTTGATGCCTTGCGTGCTAAAGCACAGGAGCTTGGAGCATCCACTAAATTTACAGCTACACAAGCAGCTGAGGGATTTGAATATCTAGCATTAGCTGGATATAAAACAGAGCAACAATTAGCTGCTATTGACGGTTTGTTATCATTAGCGGCAGCGGCAAACATGGACTTAGGTCAAGCCGCTGATATTACAACAGACATTATGTCAGCATTTGGACTAGAAGCGTCTAAAGCTGGGCACGCAGCGGACGTATTTGCTTATGCACAGGCGAATGCGAATACCAACGTTGAACAGATTGGTGAAGCAATGAAGTATGCAGCACCAATGGCAAATCAAATGGGGTGGAGTTTAGAAGAAACGACAGCGGCTATGATGAAATTGGCTGACAATGGGCTAAAAGGGTCTATCGCTGGTCAAGCGTTTGCTTCGTCTTTAGGACGGTTGGCTAAACCAACAAAACAAATGCGCAAAACAATGGAAGAGTTAAACATTGAGTTTTTTGATGCAGAAGGCAATATGAAATCATTACCTGATATTGTTGCGCACCTAGAAGATAGATTTGATGGATTGACGATGAAACAAAAATCGGCGGCTATTACCACATTATTTGGTGCAGAAGCATATAAGCATTGGGCAATACTCCTAGAATCAGGGAGCAGTATATTGAATACTCATACAAAAGCGTTAGAAAATGCAGATGGTACTGCTAAAAATATGGCGGATACAATGGTTGATAACTTAGGCGGGTCATTGTTGATGCTAAAATCAGCTGTGGAAGGCTTAATGATTCAATTTAGTGATTTAATCAAAAATGACTTAAAGGCATTTGCGGAATGGTTAACAAAAATTACTGATAAGTTTTCTGAATTAGACGAGGGTACAAAAAAGGTAATTTTGATTGTTGGTGCTTTAACTGCGGCTATTGGTCCATTGCTTGTAATTGGTGGTGTTTTAATTTCTTTAATCGGTTCCATCGTATCTACTTTGGGAGCTGCGTCTACAGCTATTGCAGGAGCCGGAGGGGCATCCGCTGTATTAGGTTCTGCTTTTGCAGCATTGACTGGACCAATTGGATTGACTGTTGCAGCTATAGGCGGTTTAACAATTGGCACTATCGCATTTGCGAAACACATGAGCAATGATGCATTACCAAGTGTTGAGAGGTTCGGAAAAGGTGTTTCGGAATCCACTAAAGAAGCTCTAAATGGATTCTTTGATTTAAGCGAAAGTGCTTCACAATCAGTTACAAACATGTATGTGACTTCCACAAAAGTAACAAGCGAGATGGCCGCCGAACTTACTTCAAAGTTTGACCAAATGAATACTCAAATTGTGGAGGGCATGAAGAAACGTAATACTGAACAATTGTCTGATTTACAAGCGTTTTTTATGAATTCATCAGCTTTATCATCTGAGGAAGAAGAAAAAATAATTGTTAATACTCAAAAACGCCATGAAAGAGAACTACAAGAACAAAACACTATGAATGAACGGGTAAAGGCAATTACTCAAAAGGCTTTAGATGAAAAACGAGAATTGACAGAGCGCGAGCAAGAAGTCATCAATAATTATAATGAAGGAATGAAAGAGAATGCGATTAGAGTGTTTAGCGAAAGCGAACTAAAGCAAAAAGTAATACTCGAACGCATGAAAGAGAATGCATCCATTATATCTGCTGAGCAAGCCGCTGAAGTGATAAAGAATGCTGTTAAGCAGAAAGATGAAGTTATCAAAGAAGCAAATGAAACCTACGAAAAGCGTAAAGCTCAAATTACCCAGATGCGTGATGAAACAGGAGTTATTTCAACTGAACAAGCTGATAAGATGATTGCTGAAGCTACAAAGGCAAAAGACCAAACTATTTTCTTAGCTGAAGAACAACATCAGAAGATTGTAGAAACGGCCCAAAAACAAGCTGATGAACACGTAGAAAAAGTGAATTGGGAAACTGGTGAAATTTTATCTAAGTGGGAAGTATTCAAAAATAAACACTCTGAAATATTCGATAAAATCGAAGAATATTACACAAAAGTAACAGATTCTTTAAAAGAAATAACATCCACTGCCTATGATTTCATAAAAACAACAGTAGATGAAAAGTTAAGTGGTGTTGTGGACTTTGTAAAAGAACAACTTGATAAACTAAAAGAATTTTGGGACGAAAACGGAGAAGCAATATTTACTTTAGTCAAAGGCCATTTTGATAATATTAAAGGTAATATAGAATTGGTCATGGGCATTATCAAAGGATATTTTGAGATTGTTTGGCCAATCATTTCAGGTATTGTAAAAATTGCTTGGAACGCTATAAAATTTACAATAGGTACTACACTAGATATAATTTTAGGCGTTATCCAAACTATCATGAAATTAATCCAAGGCGACTGGGAAGGTGCTTGGGAAACGATTAAGGGAATTGCTGAAAAAATATGGGGTAATATCGTATCTTTCTTTGAAGGTGTAAATTTAGTTGATATTGGTAGGGATATCGTCCAAGGCTTAATAAATGGTATGGGTGAAATGGTTAAGGCTGTAGGTGACAAAGCCGAAGAACTAGGTAACAAAGTAATTACTTCTGTTTCAAATGTCTTACAGCGTAAATCACCATCCCGTGTAATGATTGCGATTGGTAAAGATGTCGGTGAAGGTCTAGCTATCGGTATTGAGGACAAGAACGACCGAGTATCAGACGTCATGAAGGATTTAGGAAATAATCTAATTGACATTACAGATCACTTTAAATCTGAAGAAAAGAAAATCACTGATAAAGCTAATGCTGAAATTGAAAAGATTGAAAAACGGTCTAAGGAAGATATTGATAAAATCCAACGTACTGCTGCATCTAAAAAGCGTAAAACAACTCAGGATGAAAACGTTAAAATCCAACGAATTCAAGAGGATGCCGCTAAAAAAATAGCTGAGATTGAAAAGAAGGCTACAAAAGAATCAGTAAATTCACTTACTAAAGTTCAACAGGAAAAGCTGAAAGAGATTAAATTGTTTATTGATGATAAAAAATCTTTAGGCGAATTAAGCCTAGAAGAAGAAGCGAAAATTTGGGAGCAATCAATAGATCAATTTGATTTGTATTCAAAAGAACGCGTGACAGCTCAAAAAGCCTATAAAAAAGCTGTGGAAGACCTTAACAAAAAAGATTTAGAGGATATTAAACAATATATAGCTGATAAAAAATCCTCAGAGGAACTGTCACTTGTTGAAGAAGCGAAAATTTGGGAAAGAACGATCGGTCTATTTGAAGAAGGTAGTAAAGAACGTATTGAGGCACAGAAGGCATATCAAAAAGCAGTCGAAGCAGTGAACAAAGAAATCGTATCAATTAATAAAGATTTCCAAGGTCAAATGAAAACAATTTCAGATGATTTAGCAAAACAAGAAGAACAGCTAAATAAAGCTTACGAAGATGCATTTAGTAAGCGTGTATCTAGTTTAATGTCCTTTGCTGGTACATTCGACGCCTTTAAGGTTGAATTAAACCGTACAGGCCTTGAATTAATGGATAATCTGAAATCTCAAGTTGATGGCTTTAAGCAATGGCAAGATGAATTTGCGAAGTTATCAGAACGTAAAATCGATGCTGATTTACTAAATGAATTATCAGGGTTAGGTGTTAAAGCTCTACCAGAGTTGGTTGCACTTAATACCATGACAGATGAACAACTATCTAAGTACAGTGAGCTGTATCGAGAAAAATCACAATTAGCTCGCGAACAAACTGAAAAAGAATTAGTTGGTATGCGTGAAGATGCAGACAATCAAATCCAAAAGTTACGTGAAGCAGCTAATGAAAAGTTGAACCTTATCCAGCAAGAATGGGATAAGGCTATTCGCAATTTAACGCGAACTACAGCTAGTGAACTATCATCCCTACAACAGATAGGTATTGATGCAGGACAAGGTTTGTTAAATGGCTTAGAAAGTATGCACAAACCACTTATTGATAAGGCAACTGAAATAGCTAATAGTATAAGAGACGCAATGCAAGGCGCGCTAGACATTCATTCTCCATCACGTGTAATGCGTGGCTTTGGAGTAAATATCGCTGAGGGATTAATACAAGGAATGAACAGCATGATTGCAGAAGTAGAACAGTCTTCCACAGGGTTAGCTAGTGCAGTTGTGGGTGGACAAACCTCTTACGATTACTCTAAACAATTAAATCAAAAGGTTAACATCTATACACAAGATAGTGGATCACGAGAAATGGAACGAGCATTTAGACGTATGGCATTTGGATTCTAGGAGGTGACGGTTTGAATATAAAAGAATTAAAGATCACTAACAGTCGTGACGATTCGATAACATTCGGTCGTCACTTTTTCTTGATGGAAGACTTTCAGGTTAGTGGTTTAAAAGCAAATGTAAACACCTCTACATTTACAAGTGACGGAGCGCATTATCAATCAACTGTGCTTAATGTTAGAGAATTAGATATTCCTTTCTACATTAAACGCGATGGAAATGAAGCATGGTGGATTGAAGAAAAACGTCACGAGATGTATACGGTATGTAATCCTAAACACAATCCAATAAGGCTAGACTTCACTACGAAAGCTGGACAGGAATTTTATTTGTATGCCAATGCAGAGATGGCGCCCATATATAACACAGGCTTTGAACATGACAATAAAAAGTGGCTAAAGGGGCTACTACAATTTATTGCTACTGATCCATTTATTTATGAGAAAGATGATTACTTTGCTGAAATTGGTCTATGGAATCCAGCATTTGAATTTGTCCTAGAAATACCAGAAGGAGGAATTGAAATGGGATATCGTACGCCTTCCACAATAATTAATGTGGAGAACACTGGGCAAGAAGCTACTGGTATGATTATTAGGTTTAAGGCTACAGCTACGATAAAGAATCCTTCACTAATAAACGTAAACACATATGAGTCGTTGAAACTTAATACAACAATGCTTCCTGGTGATGAAATCTTTATCAACACTAATCGTGGTAAACGATCAATTATATTAAGCAGGAACAACGTTCAAACAAACGTTTTTAACGTCTTGGATTTGTCCTCCACATTCTTGCAGATTGAGGCAGGAGACAATTTATTCAGGTACGAAGCTGAAGAAAACATTGATTTTTTAGAAGTATCGTTTAACTATCGCGCAAGAAGAATAGGGGTGTAGTTATGGTTGATTTGAATGTCTTTGATTTGAATTTCAATCGTATCGGTGAAATCAGCGAATACAAGAAGCTAATTCTCCAAAGGAACTACTATAAATTCAGCATGCTTACATTGGCTGTGCCAGGTACGCCTGAAATGATTGAGCTCCTAAAGATGAACAATATCATTACAACACAATCCAATCCGAACTATGGCTATATAATCACGCATTTTGATTACATCGATGCAAACGGAAGCGAGATTGAGGTCGTTGCCTATTCTCTCAATTTCTTTACTTCATGGCGAGTCATTGAAAGGCAGCAAAGGTACGAAGGAAATGTGGAGGACATAATTAAGTCTTTCATTTCTACAAACGCAATCGATACAACTCAGAATAAAGTAATACCAAATCTAAGACTTGCTACAAATACAGGTATAAACATTGTGGATGACAGTACAAAAACAGGTGGTCCAGTTAGTGAACATTGTTTTGCGCTATGTCAAAAACATGAGATGAGCTTCGATATTTTAATGAATCACAAGGATAAAAAATATGAGGTATTCACATGGCAAGGTGATGATCACAGCATTACTCAAACAGCTTTACCACATGTGATTTTTAGTAAAGAGTTTGATAATGTCATTAAACAAAACTATGTAAATAGCAATGTCGAAACGAAAACAACCGCAATTGTGGCTGGTGAGGGTGAAGGGGTCGACAGGAAGACTATAACTGTTAATGACCATCTAAAAGGTTTTAATAGGCGAGAATTATATGTCGATGCTAGGGACTTACAAAGTAGTTATCTAGATGATAGCAATAACAACGTTACTTTAACTCCAGCGCAATACAACGAAACATTGCAATCAAGAGGTAATGAAAAGTTAGCGGAATATCAAGAAATCGAAACATACGAAAGTGAAATTGATATGTTTGCACAATTCGAATATGGTGTCGATTATTCCCTTGGTAATGTGGTTAGTATCCGAAACGATGAGCTTAAAAAAGTAATGCACGCCAGAGTTGTATGCGCTGAATTAACAGTAAACAGAGACGGCCAAGAATTACGTGTGGAATTTGGCTCAAATATTCCTACACTTAATGAAAAAATTAAAAGGGCGGTGAGATAGAGTGGCAGTAAGAAGTGGTTTTTTTAACAGTGTAAATGGCGACCGTCGATATGATGCTGCATGGTTTGCAGAGTATTTTGCAACGTTTATAGGTGATGGCGTTTTTCCCAATCCATCAAATGGTCTACAACTTGTGGAAGGCCCAGGGATGCGGACTACCATAAAAGCAGGTAAAGGTTGGATTAAGGGGTACTATGTCACAAATGACAGTGATTATATCATTCAACATGATATAGCTGATGGTATCCTAAAGCGTATCGATCGTATTGTAATAAGACTGAATCATTTAAAACGACAAATAGAAATTGTATTAAAGAAGGGTTCTCAAGCATCAAGCCCAACTGCTCCAACAATACAACGTGATGCAGAGGCGTATGAATTAGTCCTAGCAGATATATTTATAAACGCAGGCACTACTCAGATTACCCAAGCAAATATTACAGATCAACGATTAAATAATAGTCTGTGTGGCATTGTACATGGTGTTGTAAACCAAGTTGATACTACATCTATATTTAATCAATACCAATCATGGTTTAACAATTATAGTGTGACAAAAGCCAATGAATTTTCGGCATGGCAGAATAATGTTACAACAGCTTTAGAGGCTTGGATTGATGGACAAGAGGCTGATTTTAATGCTTGGATGGCAGCAGAAAAAGGACTGTTTTACGATTGGTTCGCAACAATAAAAGACATATTGGATACAAACGCAGCAGGAAACTTATATCAATTGATTGAGGACCATAAAGCCGCACCATTTCCACACTTTACAGTAGATAAAGTGCATAAATGGGGATTCAACTACAACAGCAATTTAAAGTGTGCACAAATTATTTTTGAGGTGGTGGTCGAAGAATGACTAAAATAATGCAAATACCGATGAATATAGCATCTTATGAGCAAGCAGAAGAAATAAAAACAAAAGTAAACAACATAAATACTTCAATGGCGACAGTAGGAAAAAAACTAAGAAGTAAAGTTTACACAGCTAACGGAACTTTTGTTGTTCCCGCAGGAGTTACCGAAGTGTATTTAACAGGAGGTGGCGCAGGAGGTGGTGGTGCTAAAGATGGCAACCCTGGCGGTTCAGGTGGACCCACATCATTCGGCTCTTTATTAACAATCCCAGGTGGGGGTGGTGCAGGTAGTGGTGGTGGTTCTTTGCCTGGGGGACCAGGGGGTGGTCAAGGTGGTTACCCGGTTTCCAATGCAGGTGGAATCGGGGGTTCAAGTGGATGGTACAAGGGTGGAGAATCTCGTGCTATAGCTCCTTATTGTTGCGGTGGAGGTGGTTCTACAACAGGTTGGGGCGGTGGAGGTGGTCATTTTGTAATTGACTACCCAGTTGCTGTTACTCCCGGTAATTCAATTCTTGTAACAATAGGAGTAGGCGGTACAGGTGGCGCGATGGGTGGCGCTCCAGGAGGAAGTGGAATATTAACCGTAAAATGGTGGGAATAAAGGAGTGATAGTATGCGATTTGCACAGATTTTATATGATAAAGCACATTGGATTTTTGAAGCAGATGAAAAGCCTGAATTTGCACCAAACATTGTCTTAGTTGAAATAACAGGACGTGATGATATTCAAGAAGGTTGGGATTATAACAAGGAAACAGGTGAATTTACAGCGCCAGTCATACTTGAACCAACACCAACGGAACCGCAAATAGATGAAATACAAGCTAAGATTTTAGTCAATACAGAAACGCTTATTTCTATGAAAGAGATGGAGGTATAAGCATGAACAACCTTACTTATCGGGCTTGCAAAAAGTTGGCAGAACGAGACAATATGACAGAAACACAAAAGAATGAGTTGCTATCAAGCATGGATTTATTCGTTTTAACGAAGCGTATCACCCAAGACGAATATAAAGAGTTATGTACAATAATGGACGAACAGAAGACGCAGGCATAAGCCTAGCGTTATTTTTATGCCTTCCACAGATTGTGGAGGGCTTTTATTATTCACAAAAAAAGGAGCGTGAGCTTTATGGGAGGTATGGATTTGCAGTATTTAGAAGTAGCACATTTATATTTATTTGGCGGAGTTAAATTTCTACACCTATTACTTTTATTAATGGGGCTAGACATTATAACAGGTCTTTTTAAGGCAACGAAAAATGGCAACTTATGGAGTCGTAAAAGTCTCTTTGGCTATGCGCGTAAATTGTTAGTCTTAATCGTAATTATCACAGCGAACATTGTTGACCAAGTATTAGCTTTAAACGGCACGTTAACATTTGCGACAGTGTTATTCTACATTGCTAATGAAGCTTTGTCCATAACTGAAAACATGGCTGAATTAGGTGTCCTAGTGCCAACAAATCTTGCTGAAAAGTTAAAGGTCATTGAAGGTGAGAAGGGACAAAAAGAAAGCTTTGGTACTGAAATTTTGGATGAATTAGCTGGGAAGAATGTTGATAGTGAATTGAAGGATGGTGAAAAGCGATGACAAGTGTAACGACAACATGCAGAGACTTAGCCGAACTATTAACTGCTGCACAAACAGCCTGTCGATTGCTATTTCAGGAGTGCTACAAGGCAGGTATTAAGAACATCTTCATTACAGAAACATATCGCTCACAAGAACGGCAAAAGTATCTATATGCTCAAGGTCGTACTAGACCAGGGCAGATTGTTACCTGGACTCTAGACAGTAATCATAAATCACGTTTAGCGTGGGACATTGCTGTAGGCCCTCCACAATCTTTATACGATGTGACTATTTTAAATAAAGTCGGTGCCATTGCTAAAAAATTAGGCATCGAGTGGGGAGGTACTTGGACTAACGCTATTGACCGACCACACTTTGAAGTTAAATCAAATTGGGTCATGCCTAAAGGCTACAAATTGGAAGGACAAGTAATTGTACCAAGTAACAGCAAAATGAAAGTTCAATTAATTGTGGAAGACAAAAAGGAGGAAGTTAAAGTGACAAATTGGAATCCAGGTTCACCAGCTATGAAAACTTAAACAGAAAACTTTATTGCACAGGCGGTGAAGGATGGGATTATTCAGGAATCGCATTTGAAGGATTTACAGAATGGTACTATGACAAGCGACAGATTGTTAGGTTTATATATTACGATTCAGCAAAGACGTAGTAAATAAAAACAATTAAACAATAACCTATTTGTATTAGATGAAAAAATTGTTGAATTTTGTAATAAAATACATGATAATTATACCTGTTGTATTATTTTTTTAACAGGATAATAAACCTATTAATATTGATTTGGAGGATTACTATGAAAAAGATTTTAATGATAATATCAGCAGCTATAGCTATATTATTCAGTTACTCACTTCTAGATATCGAAGGAAACAAGGCTAAAGCAGCTACTATTGGAGAACAATTAAAAGAACCTGAGATTGGTTGGAAAAGATATGACGATTCTCATCAAGCAATTATAAAAACAGGATACTCAACTTCGAATGAGGCCAGTCCGTATAACGGTCGATATTCTTATACATCCGCAAATAATAAACCTATACTATTTGATTTCACTGGAGATAAAGTTCGACTTATTGTCCGCAAATGGAACACAAGTAATTATTATTCTGAAAAAGTAGAATTAGTTATAGATGGAGAGGTAAAGCAAGAATTTTCTATACACGGACCTACGCAAAGTCAGACTTTAATAGCTGAAGTAACTGGTTTAGAGAATAAGAGACATAAAGCAATAATCCGTGTAGCAGAAGGTTATACAAAGGGTATAAACTTAGATGCAATAGACATTGATGCTGATGGTACGCTTATTCACCCAGATACAGAATTAGTTGAAACTCTAAAACTAAACAGAGAAACGCTTGACCTAATAATAGGTTCTAGTGAAACCTTAGTAGCAACTGTTACTCCTGATAGCGCTAAAGTAATTCAATGGACAAGCAGTGATCCTGAAATTGCTTCTGTAGATGACAATGGGAATGTAATTGGTAAAAAGTCAGGTAAAGTAACGATTACAGCAGAAACTACCGATGGTAGCAACTTATCAGCAACAGCAGAAGTAACAGTAAAAGAATCTGAAACAGCCGAGATTGGAACAAGAGCAATTTTAAGACTTACAATGACAACTAAAGATATTCATGAGTATGATTTATCTTTATCAGAAATTGATCAGTTTATGAATTGGTTAGATGGCCGCGAAGATGGACAAGGGAAACCGTACTATAAATTTAAATTAAATGTAACGACTGGAAATATAATTTCAAGAACAGAGTACATTATGTATGACAAAATTGTTAGTTTTACAGTTGATGATTATAAATAATTTATTTTGCAGTTAGTCTTTTAAAGGATTTAATTTCGATAAAGTTTATTCAAACAAATAAACCAGGCGCTCATTTTAAAAGTGAGTACCTGGTCTTTTTTTGTTATTCGTCATAAGGTCTATATTTTGTGTGAAGCTCCTTAGCTGCTTCTTTTCGACTTTCTATATCTTCTCTCAAATATAATTTATCTCGACTTAATTCTTTTACAGGAACTAACTTACCACGCTTTACAAGTGAATTTAATGCTTGCCGAGTTATTTGTAATTCCTCTATAACCTCTGACGTTGTTAATATTTCAGATTGAACCAGCTTAATAAACTCTTCTTTATTTGCTACCTTGTATTCCATTTGAAGACTTACACCTCATTTCTTTTTTACTACATTTTTTATAATGAACAGCACTAACCATAACATCGAAACTGTAAAACCTACCCACTTGATGGTACTCATTGATTCAAAATCTAAGTCCACTAAAAAAATAGCTACAATGATGAACACTAACCAATCAGTCGATGATATTCTTTTCATAAAGTAATGGAGGATGATATAATTTTTATAGCGAGGGAGCTAAGCCCCCTCTGCTATTTACTTTTCCTTGTCGTTCTTGTCTTTGCGAGTCATCCAGTCAATTATATCAAGTGAGCCCTTGATACTAGCGATGATTCCCGCAATGATGAGAACGACATTTCTTAATTCATCCACCATGTTCACCTCCTTTCTATACTCTTATTATACTATATCTATTTACTCTCGTAAACAGATATTAATCATTTATTTTCCTATTGTGCTAAAAAATTTCATGAAAAAAGCCACTCATTGAGTGACTCAAATTATTTTAAAACAGGAGCTAACCATTTATCGTTCTTAGCCATACCATTCGTTGTGCGTGTGTAATTAAACTTAGCAATATTTTCACCTTCTAAATGATAAGGTACTTCCCAAAAAACTGTTATTTCTTCTATACCTGGCTGTTCATAAAGTTTAGCAGCAATATTATCACTGTACATTTCAAGTATTTCCACAGTTGTTTTTTTACTGTTCTGTGCATCCCATTTTAAATGAGGCAATACAATATATTTATTATCTTCAGCTTGATAGTTATTCACTAATATTTCGCTGATTTTTGTTTGCATTAAATCTGCAGAAACAATTTTTTTTACCATTTTCTTTATGTCTTCTTTCTTATCAGTTTCTATAACAACTTCTTTTATAGCAGGTTTAGATTTAGTTTCAGTAGAAGCCTTAGCTTTTTCTTCGGTTTCTTTTTCAGTTTTTTCCTTAGATGCTTGTTCTTTAGCAGTTTGTTCTTCTTTTAATTTAGCTTCTTTTTCGGCTTTCTTTTCCTCTTCCTTAGCCTTTAATTCAGCTTCTTTTTTAGCTTGTTCGTCCTTATCAACTGTAACTATTGTTTTGTCTGCATCAACTTTAGCTGAATCGGTTGGCTTTTCAAGTAAATTTTCTAAAGACATCAAACCCACCATTAACAAAAAAGATATGCCTGCAAATTTTAAGAATTTCATACCCTGAGCTTTACTGTTCTGTTTAAACTTTTTGTAGGTTAAAGTACTGAAAGTTATCAACGATATGAAACTCAATACTCCAACTATTGCAATAAAATCTGACAACATAAAAACCTCCCTCTATATTTCCATTTTAGGAAATTTGGTAATGAAAGTACATATAAAAAACAGACAACCGTAATTAGTTATCTGTTTTATCATTTGTCTTTGATTGTTTTGCTTTATTTATTACTTCCTCAAAGGCTGCTTTAATTTCCTCGATTGTATAGCCTTTTTCAAGCAATTCGTTTGTTATTTGTTCTAACTGGTTCACTTAATTACTTCCTCATCTTTTAAATCTTTGTACCATCTTCCATTATGAAATAAGCCTCAAACTTCATATCCAACAACTCAGCAATTTTGCGTAATTCTTCTTCATTAAAATTATTCCGTTTCAATTTCTTCGATAAATTTGGCTGAGATACCTCTAGCTTCTCAGCTAGTTGTGTTAAAGTCATGCCCTTTTTAATGAGAGCAATTCGAATCTTTTCCCCCATTTCATTCATTGTCATGCCTCCTCTAGGTTACATTCATGTCTCTATTATATATGAACTAATCAATATTTGAAATAAATATATCCAAAAAGTTATGAAAAACACTTGCTATTATAACTTATCGGATATATATTTATTCATACGAGGAAAATTAATAACTAATTGTTTATGTAAGTGAGGTGAAAAAGATGGCATTCGAATACTTAGCAGCATATACAACATTTGAATCAATAGCAGATATGGATAAGAGTGTGGAGGACCATATGGCTGTTCATTATTACGATTTAACAGAATCAGAACGTGCCATCGTTTTCAAGCTTGCTAGTCACGCATTGGAGCATCCGGGGGCTTGTCATTTGAAGGCATCCACAATTGCTGAGGCATTAGAGATTAGCACAAAGACTGTTTATCGAAGCATTAAGAAATTAGAGTCATTGGGCATCATTGAAAAAGTACCTGGTACGAAATTAAACGGCATTAAAGGGGCTAGTATTTATCGCATCCTACCTTATGTCCCATCGAGCGTGTCCCAACGAGAGACAGTCGATGAAGCTAGTAACAACGTGGTTTGTCCTCCACAATCTGAAAACCAATCATCTAAATCTTTTAATCTTTTAAGTTCTAAACAAGCAAGTAATATTACAGATTTAGAAAATGAACTAGCTTTGCAAGCTGAAAAGAAAAAGGAATACATGAATGAGTACCAAGAAATGCTATTTGATTTCATGAATAGCTTGCCATTAGCAGATAACTTGAAAGATGAATTACATAAGGTTGTATTATCTGCTCAGGTTCAAAGTGCGCCTGACTTCATTAGAGCTAAGAACGTACTATTTAAAATTGCTATGGACATTAAAGAAGGTGTACTGACAGTTGCTAGTACATTAAGAGCCGTATTTGTAAGGGCATATAGTAAGGCTGTTGAGCGATTAGATAAGAAGTCGATTAATTCATCATCTATAGAAGAAACTCCGTTAAGAGAACGTCCTGTATCTTTCTATAATTGGTTAAATGAGCGTGATTGTCTTCCACAATCAATAGGTAGTAGACCTGGTAATCTAGATAATTGGCTTGAATGGTAGAGAAATGAAGGGGAGTTGCTTTTGATATAAAATGTAAAATCTATTAAAATTATATAAAAAGAGAGCTAAGGGAGAAATAATCTATGAGAAAAAATTATTTTGATAAAATACCAATAAATAAATTAGTAGAACCTAATATGTTGATACATTATATAGGTCTTACTTTCATTATTCTAGGTTTTCTTTTTTTATTTGGGTGGGTGCAAATTAATTCTGCATTCATCTTAGCTGTAGCAATCTCGGGAGCTTTATTTGTCCTAGGAGATATACTTCAATATAAGATTGAAAAAAGTGAAGTAAAGAGTAGGAAACGTTCAAATATTATTGCAATCAAAACTATCGTTCTATTTCTTTCTATCTTTTCTCTTTTAGCACTTCCTTATATTTCCGTTAATATAAAAGATGAGTTGTTAGATAAACTTGCAACAGTGGCTTCTATTGTAGCTATAGGTCTAACAATATTGAATATCGGTCTTTCCCATGAAAAGGTACAATCTGATATATTTGATGCCTATCAGGACATAATCGTGGATATTGAAAAAAAGATAGATGATGTAACTCAAAATGAAGTAGAGATTCCTCTTGAATCAGATAAAGAAAAAGAATAA